AACTATGATGACTCGGTGTTTGAGTCTCCGTCGCCGCTGCTGAAGGGTGACGAGAAGGCGATTCTTCAGGCCTTGAATGGTCTGCGGTCGCTCACCGAGATTGTGTCGCCGGACAAGTTTAAGTCCTACGACGAACTCAAGAAGAAACTTGATCGCGTGATGGGTTTCGATACGGCGGCATATCTCACGCCGCATGATGCGGGAGATGTGACTCCTGCTCCGCGTCGGTCGTTGGGTCGCACCGAAGATCCTGCGCCGGCTCCCTCTGCTGCGGCTCGTCCGTGGACGCCTCCCTCTGTGTCCGATGATGATGATGAGGATGATGAAGTGGACGCACGTCTGTCGAAGTTCGACGACGAGTAATCACCGCTCACGGTGAGTCACAGCGCCCCCACGAAGGCAACTTCGTGGGGGTTTTTTGTTTAAGAGAGGGCACCGTCAAGAATACGTCGAATAGTTGGTTCACGATCAATGGGTGCGGGAATGATTTGCGCTGCGTTACCACCACCTCCACCGCCCATCATCGTATTGCCACCTTGCACAATATTAGTCACCCCGCCACCCGCTGCGGTGCCACCAATTGGGGCGGAAGGTCTACCGAGGTCACGAATGGCTGCGGCACGACCTTGTGCGGTTACATCTCCTGACATTGCAGCCGAAGGCGCGCCGCCTGGCGCAGCAGGTGCGCCGCCTCCAGTGGGAGTTTCACCAACGGTGGGTGCAGGGGCGGCAGATGCCTCTTGTGTTGTCCCGGCGGTGTCCGTCGCTGGTTGTCCCTCTGGTCCGGCACCCGCACGAATCATGGACACAATTTCAGGAGCGCGATTTCCGACTTGACGATACCAGAGGGAGTTTTCCAACCCACTGGCAGCTCCTTCAGTATCACCCGCTGCCAGTGCTTTGGCCGTGTTGGGAAATTTAGAAATCCATTTCGGTCCCATGTTGAACGTTAAATCTACCAATGCGGCTTTGCCGTTAGTATTCAGCCGGCCGTATCCCGCAATTTGTTGTGCGGCACGTTCGTGATGCTCATAATCCTGATTGAACATACTCATGACTTCTTCATGAGAAAATTCACGATTCATATCGGGTGGTAAACTACGACCGTTCCCAATAAGATGTCCCACTCCAACGGTCCATAATCCAAGTGAATCCTTATACGGACGATAGCGAATGCCTTCATGCCGAATAATCATTTTCTTGGTGTCGTCAATGGAACCGATCGGTTGGGCTTTCGTCGCGGTGCCGCGCACGCTATTATACAGCATTTTGGCACCAGTATAGGCCAGTCCAACCGGAGTGGTGTATTGTAAAACCTTCAATGCTCCCTTTGCGAGACGACTGAAGAATCCGCCTTTCGCGGGTGGCTGATCTTTAGGTGCTGTCGCAGTCGGGGCACCAGTCGGCGCGGGTGGAGCAGAGGGGGAAGGAGTGCCTTCGCCTCCGGAACTTGCCGATGGTTTTGGAGATTCGGACTTGCCATTTTTTTGTTGGTCAACTTGATCGGCTTGCTGTTGAGATGCCGCATCTTCTTGTTGGGCCTTTTGTTCTTTCTGGTCGTTTTCTTGTTTTCCTTTTAATCCTAATTTTTCTAATTCTTCGTTCGCAACACTCTTTACTTCATCTTTAACTTCAGTAAACCGCGAGCCGGCTTCTGGATCATCTTCGGGTTGCACCCCGTAATAGTCATGATAGATGTCTCGCGCCATCGACGCGACGGCCGCAAGAATACCGGCACCGGGAATGGCCGCGGCGGCTTCTAACGCCGCACCCTTTACATCTCCTTGTAGGAGTTTCCATGCGGTGAACCCTGCGGCAAGACCCGCACCCAAGAATGGTACGGCTTTTCCAGCCAATTTACCAACTTGTTTCGGGACAATTTTTTTAATAAAGGCCGTGAGCGCACCTTTACCCGCCCCTTTAGCCGCAGTTTTTCCCGCGACCATTGCGGCTTCTTCTGCACCTTTTCCCAGTAACTTGCCACCTAACTTACTAGCCGTTCCCGTAACTTTTCCGAGTGCTTCTCCACCAACTTCAGCCAACTTTGTGGCGGTTTTTCCTACTCGACTGTTTTTGGCTACTTCGAGTGCTTTGCCTCCTACGCGCCGGAGGAGTCCACCTTTACCACCTTTGAATAACTTGGTGATACCGCCAAACTTATCCCCCATAAAATTGGTGGCTAAGTTAAACAGCGAACTAAACAGTCCTCCACCTTCTTTCTTCTCTTCGTCACTTACACCACTGCCCACAAGTTTACTTGCCGTACCACCTTGTGTTTCAAGGTCTTTTTCTTCTGCGGCAGTTGCTTGTTTTGCAATTTGGTCTTCTTGAATCTTAAGGGCTTTGGCGTTCACGCCATAAATTTTTCCCAGTAGACTTGTGTGCTGGTTCAGGATTTTAACAATCTGGCCCGTATCTTCTTTACCCAATCCCGTGGACACACCGGTACGGCCGGAAACGGCTAATTGGTCATCCGCTGTGCTTGTAGCATTGCTGATATCAGTTGATGACATCATGGCGGTATTTTTTGATTCCGCAACTTCTTCACCTAGTTTTCTTTTATGACGTGCGATCGCTTTATCGGTGGCTTTATCCGATTGATGCTGTGCATCGTTTGCACCTCGTTGCGCTTGTGTTTGGCGTTCTTCAATGTCTTGTTGTTTTGCTCGTAAATCGGCGCGACGTGCATACTCATTTTTCTTAGGTCTATTTTTATACGCAAAGACTGCTAACGCTGCAAAGGGGCTTTTAGTGGCAGCACCCGCTAACACACTAGCGGCAATATCGCTTTTAACAAGACGCCGGCCTACATCTTTTAATTTTCCAACCCGACTGGTTCGTTCGGTGAGTTTTTGTTTAATTTTTTCTGCTAATGCTAGTAATGGTTCGGTTTGTTTGAACTGCGTCAATACTTTATCTGACTTGATGTTTTTAATAATCAAGTCAAGTCGTGGTAGATATTCTTTTTGCAGAGGTTTATCGCCACCAATCAGAGAATCGGCATTTTGCGATGAATCATAATACAGCGATTGCAATTCCTCACGATAAAAATCAATCAGATTAAGAAGGGGTTCATTTTGTTGTTCGGAGGCTTGTTTTAAGGATACCGCAACTCGCTGTTCTTCTTTTTCTACAAACCCAACTAATTTATCGGCATCTTTTTGAGACAAATCACGGATAACGTTTAGGCGACCTCGGTCAATACTCATTTGCCCCGACCGAGTGGCGGATATTCCTGTAGTAAGTTTTTGGTCTAACTTATACAAATTTTTTTCGTCGTCCCCAAACAATTGACGAAGTTCGTCTCGTGTTGTTTTGGAAAGACGAGTCTTTGTATTTTTAGGATAGCCGTTTTTTGCCATATAAGGTATTTATCGTAGTTGCCGAGATTGCTGCTGTCTGGCAATTTCCTCGTTTTTCTTATCCACCCACTGTTTTAACAAGATAACATAGATGTCCCGTTCAAACGGAATCATGTTTTGTATGTCCCCCCACGACCAATGATGCTCCTGCATCAGTGTAAAGATGGTCTGATAATGATTCAGGAGGGTATCGTAGCGGGCGACTAGTCTAAAAAATCCACGACTCCCGATAGTGCAATGGTATGCTCAAATCCACACCCTTCACATGTATATGTAATGTTTTTTTCTACCGTAGGCAAACCGTCGAGGAATTCAACTAGTTCTTCATAGTTACGAGTCGAGAGTGATTCTAAAAATTGCATTTTTTCGTCGGTCGTATAGTCCACAAAGGTATATGATTGCCCCGTTTCACTATCGTCCAATGTATCGAATACGTCACACACCGCTTCCATGAATGGTTGGGAGTTAATTTTGCCTTCTTCCATGGCGTTCATTACCAATTGATGAATGGTGTAGACCGTAGGATATCGCAGACGTAAGGTATACCGATCCGAGAGTTTTAGTAAAAATTTTTCGTCGGGTTGGTCTAATCCGACGACGGGAATTTCTGTCAGATTGATAGGCACATTTGTGCGATGGCCACACTCAACCTCTCCCCCATTGGGTTTATTGTGGCATACGTAAATGGGGGTGGCCACTTCACCAACGCTTCGTGCTCGCAGTTGTAACAGTAGATACTCGATGTCAAAGTAGGGTGCTACCCGAGGATTTACTTGGTCATTGGTGCAGTTGCGAATAATTTGCGATATCGCTTCTACTTGATCTTGATAGTTTTCAGATTCTTGTGCCATTAAAAGCAATTTTTCTTCACGCACCAGATAGGGTCGCATGGTAATAGTTTTTTTATTAGACGGGAGCGTTACGGGAAACGCATAGGTATCAAGTACAGGTAGTTTCATAAATCACCTCAAAATTAACGAATAAGCGAGTTGGTGTGAAAGAATTCAAATGTAACAGATAAGGTAAGCGGTGCATCAGCGGATTCCCATGATGTTGATATCCCCCCTAACGCCTGTGGATAAATTTCACGATACTTGTTATGAATGACTGGCGTTGGGGTAGTGTCAACCCCATTTGGTGAAATGTGCGGGGTAAAAATTTGCACTTCTGCTTCACTCACATAGTCATCATAGTATTCAATGGCAAAAAATGTAGAATCTGATCGTGCGCCTTGATCAACCTCATTTTGCGCAAATCGCGCTCCAGCAATTTGCTCTTGCCATACTAAAAACGTGTGGTGTAGTGCCTTGGCTTCATTTAATGATCCTCCCATCAGTAAAAACTCAACGGTCATCGGTCCAAATATTTGAGTATGTGGATGCTTACGGGTAGGTCCGATATAACTAAATTCTTCAAATGTAGCCAGGTTATATCCCGCCATGCTAATAGATTTTGCCATTAGTCCGCTGCTCAATAACGCCCACCCCGTATCGACCAGATCACTCTGTCCTCGGCGTCGTAAGACCGCAGGGCGACTCGTTAAGGTAAACAGACCTCGACCTTGACTCCCAAAATAGGCAGTTTTGGTGAAAAATGCTTGTGGGTCAAAAATATTAGGCATTGCAGTAAGTATTTAGGAAAGATTCCGACGACTCTCCGTCCAGACTTTTGTGGAGGTCGTCCCGATAAACCGCTCACTGGGATACGCCAAGGCTACCGCCCATTCGAGCGGGGAAATGAACAATGCTCGCCCGCGTATGTGGGTATAGTTGTACCGTTTAATCGTAGGTAATTTGCCAACCATGCGACGTTTCGTCAACTGTTGATAGGTCAGGAATATGCGACTCAATTGAAAGACGGGCAGCGGCGCGATTAACGGCATCATGGACTCAAACAAGCCAAACCGAAGTTTCGGGGGAAGATAATGAAAATTCATGGCTAATACACTGGTGGGTGTACGGTCAAGTACCAACACCAATGGAAACATGTCGTATTGATTCGTGGTTTTGGCTCGATAACTAAAACTGTAAAACATGCCAGGAATCATTTGTTTGCCATCAACAAACATGCTCTTAAACTTGCCATAGCGGTCAACAATGTCTGTCTGGTCGTCTGGGTCAATTTGCCCAAGCACTTGGGTGATGTTCTGTGCCCACGCAATCGCACTTCCGCTTGCTTTGGTCGCGGGGTTGTTCCCCATCATACCCGTCATCGGGACGACGGACACCCCGAGTTGATTAGGAAGCGGTTTAGGGGTCGTGGCGCGTCCTGTAACCCGTGCCGGTTGCTGCTCATGAAGTTGACCTCGGAGTGCAGTCGTGTCGCGTCCTCCGCGCAAATAATGCTGAATGAGTAGGTCGAGAAAGTTATCGGCCATTAGGGTACAGTTCCTTTTCGGTGATGACAACAAACTTCCATCCCTTGTTGGAACAGAATGATTTGGCGGCCGTCCACTTTGCTTGATTTTTGGCATACTCAATCGTCTCACGAATTTGACGACGCTTGTTGGTATACCGTTTATTAACAGGCGACTGCACTTGTGCTGACGGTTTAATCTCGACCATCCATGTTTGTTTCTCATCCGCCTTGGTGCGCACGTTGATGATGAAGTCAGGGTAGTAGCGATGCCACTTACTATCGCCCGTAAAATAATACGGCACGGTGAGTTCTTCCGAGGCCCACTGAAGAATGTCTGCGTGGGTGTCGCAGTACTCCATGAAGGTGCGTTCCCAGGCACTCCGAAAGATAATGTTATTCGGATTCCCTAAATATTTGCTCGGGTTGCGCGGGAAGAAGCGTCCTTTTAATGCCATATATACAAAGAGGAGTCTCCACTCTATTTAGAGGGCATTATGGCCGGAACAACATACGATAACCCAAACGTTTTTCAATATCTCGGTGGATATCAAGACAAATCTATCCAAGATTTGTCCGGCCTTCCCAATAGAGGTGGGGTGCTACAGTTTCCGCTTGGGTTGGGTGCCGGATTGTCTACCGCGACTATTCCGTTCACTCTGTTTATGCCGTATAAACGCGCAACGAAAACTGGTGGATTTTATTCAACTAAGCAAAACGAAGATTTATACACTACGTTACCACAGCCTGATTTTGCGATTGCGCTTCCGACTCCAAGCAGTGCGCTTAAAACAAATTACGCCGCAATATATAGTCCGTTTGATGTGGGGCAAGCAATAGGAAGTATAGGCGGTGCATTAGGGTCTGCGGTTGATTCTGTTTTTAGTAAAGATGGTACTGCTACTGATGCTCTTAAACGTTTAGGTCAAGGTGCGGCATCTGCCACAAAACAAGCAGGTGTCGCTGTTATTCAAGCCGCACTAGAGGCTGCGGGTGGTGGTGCGGGAATAATGAATGTGGCCATTGGGCAAGCCGACAACCCAT